TGCCAATATCCAAACGACTGTGGTGCAAGGCGACCAAGCGCGGAACATGCCAGTTACCATGCCAGTCCTCAAAAGGTGCTTTCCAAACCTGTACAGAATGGTAGTCAGGATCCGCAGCTAAGCCCTGTGTCTGCTGGTCCTCCCCTGTGCATGTATCGACAGAGATCAAATATTTGGAATCGTATTCAGGCTCCTCATATACTTTCCATTCGCCCGCACGGTCAGGTTTGAAGCTGCTACTCTTCCCGTCATTCTGAACAGTAAGAGACCCGATTTGGCACCGTACATTATCGCATGCCTTAAGCATCTTATCCAAATTCGCAGTGTGAAACCTCGGGCGGGAGGACATGAGGAAACATTCCTCCGGATCGCTCGGATACTCCTGCCGGAATTTGCTGATATCGCCATTGCATTTGTCCTGGAGGACGCGACGACGCCAATGCAATTGCTCGTAGTTTACATCAAATCGTTCCAGCTCGGACTTCTCATCCTCCGTCATTGTATCAATGAAGTCCTGCTTATGCTCCTCGGATTCAAATGGAACGATCGAATCATCAAATTCAAACCAGGCAGCAAAGATCTTGGCCCATTCATTGTCCTGCACCCATGTACGATAAAACCAACCGGCCGGGCCATTAGGCGTGGAATCCGCGACGACCAAGGATAAATTGTCCCCATCATATAAACTCTGCAAATATCCAAGAGCAGGGTCTCTTTCTCCCTGCATAGGCCAGAATGCAACCTCAGTCATATTACCAACCTGGATCGTTCCCGATCTTCCAGCATTTTTAGATCCAGCGGTTTCCTTACCATATTGGCTACCGCTCCTTAATTTGATCAAATCAACCAAGGATCCACCATCCAATACGCTAGAAGCCCCATCAGGCTCCCATGGAAATAGATCATTCTCAGCATATCGGCGATAGATCTCGAAAACCTTGTCCGATGTGCCACTGATATCACCCATCAAGGATCCGGCAAGGGTCTGATGCTTGCGCATATGGTGATATGTCAATGCCTGCGCGCAGGTACTCGCACCCTTTTGCCGAGGTTTCAAGATGATCATCTTGCATGGTTTATCCTCGATCTGGCATTTTCGATAATGTGCGAACATCCGCTTCTGCAAGGTATTCGGCTTGGGCTTGATATCCCTACCCCGCTTGTCCTTGATTACCGCAAATGTACTGAACCAAACCTCAGGATCGATACGAATCAGATCCTGGAGCTGTTGCGTCTTATCCTCGGTCATAATCCGTATTCGTAAGCGGCTTCTATTCTTGCGCGCTCGTCTTTACCCATACCAGTCAACGGATTGTTTTTAGCTTCCTGTAGGGCGGGGCCTTCCATAAACATATCAACTAACCCCCCGCCAAACCCTCGAATCATAGGCATTTTGCCTGTCACCATTCCTGGTTTGGTCATCATTTCAGTGGACCCCGCGGGGAAATGCCCTACGATTCTTTTTGGGTTTATGTAACCTGAGTAGGGTCGATTGGGAGGTAGCTCAGCCACCCCCTTAGCCGGTTTATAATCAGGCCCCGGCTTAAAAAACATCGCTCTATCTCCTTTCAATATTACTGTTGGACTATCGGCTTTCGGTGTTCGGCGAGGCGTATTCAGAAGTTCCTTTTCTACATGAGCCTGTCTTGGTAAAACATTCCCCCTCCCGAAGGGCTTCTCCGACCGACCTAATCTCAGGGCCGTGTACTTATTTTGGTCCAACGAACCTAAATCTTCTGGAACCACCTTTTGATTCCACGCTGTAGGCTTAAAAACCTCTAAGCCAGCTCCTCGCATCTTAACTTTTCTAATCTCTGGCGGTAGCTCGGTTACTCGAACTCCTTTCCTGTAAAAATCGTCGATGTTTGGTTTTGAATGCTTACCCCATCCCAGAGTGTGTGAAAAATAATTACCCGGAGTCATTTTGGCGTAATTAAAAGGAACATACTTAGGCGCCGGTACCGGAGCCCCAGGGCTGACGGCGGGCATGAAGGGTTCTATATCGTACTCTTCCATTAGCACTTCCAACGGCGGCGGGCAGCTTTACCCCTCTCGCCAGTCCAGCTCTTACTCCTTGCGCAGAAAGCCTTACGCCTTTTGGCCGCTTTACTTCCGGGTTTAACCTTTCCGGTTACAGCAGTCTTGAGCTTACTTCCGGGATTAGCGCGACGGTATGCGGCGACACCCTTCTTCGTCATGCCAGCACCAGCTTTGACAGTTCGGTAATTAGCTCCTTTGCCCTTCGTAGTCTTTCGGATGGGCTTACTCGGCTTTCTTTTAGCTGGCATAATTACCTCCCCCTTTTCGATCCTTTCTTAGGTACGCAGTTAGGGACTTTTCTACCACCCTTACTCTTCATACCGATTGCTTGGTAGCCCTTCCAACAAGGCCCCTTCTTCGATGTTGTACTCTTTTTACCTTTTGGTTTTCTTGCTGGCACGGTTCAATATCCTCGCTTTTACGTGACGAACGCGGATCTGCTCATCAGTGTTCATCCATTTGATTGTTTTTAAATCGAACATATCAGTCTTCGATGTCCTCTGGCTCGAATTCGATGTCTACATCGTCGTCATCCAGGCCCTCGTACTCAATGTCTACGCTGCAGAAGCGATCAACTACTTTTACCGCAATGCGAGCCATGTCCATTTCGTCAATGTCAGACTCCTCCCACCAGCGGACAAACACGGCGGAGAGCTCGTTTTCAAATTGTTTTTCAGGGTTCATGAATTAATTCAACCCACCCTTTAAATTTGCGGCGGGGGTTATGCCAGTTCCTGGCTTGGTGGTGTAAAAGATGTGGTTTCCATGCTCCCCAAGCTTCCGTAATTTACCGGATTTCGACCAGGAGGGGCTTACCTTTTTCGTGTGGTAATGATCCGCGTCCTTAAACTGATTCAATTTTTCAGGTAGCGGTTTATCTACAAGTTCTAAAGCCCTTGTAAAATGCGGATCTGTGGAATTTTCATCTAACTCCAGCATTTTAGCCCGATTCGGGTCGTCTTGGTTCCAAGCACTAAATTGTTTTGGTTGATGAGCGACTTCATAGGCAGTTCTTGGCCAGTTATAAGTGCCGCCAGACTCTGCACGGTTTTTAATGACTTTTTGAATCAAGTGCATGCCTTCTTCCCCTTCTCCTCGGCCTTCGCCATAAGCTGTACGGGCTAAGGCTAAAGCGTTTTGGTCGTAATTAGGGGTCTCGGGCTCTGGATTTACATCATCCGCGTTATAAGGCTCTTTTAAAAGGCGCTCTATCTCGTAATCATTCATCATTTTCGATCAAAATTGGCTCGTTTTGGACAGATTCTGCGTAAACATCGACGATTTCGTTCAAATCCATGCCCGAACTGCGGAATCTGGACAGAATATCGGCGGTACTGACCTCCCTGGAGGTGTCTTTCGAGACGGTAATTTCGGCTCGCGTAGCCGGTTTTCCGAATCCGTACTCTAAAAGCAACTTTGCGGCGGTAATTCGGACAGTATGACTAGGTACTTCTTCGTAATCTACACCTCTTTGGCCGTCTTCGCGGCTTCTACGGACTGTTTGTTTGGCTTTTAGTCCATCCCGAAGGGCTGCAACTGCTGCTTCAAAGTCGTCATCGTGGATGAACTTGTGTACATCTTCACGCAATCGAGTAGTTTGTTTATTTGCCATACGCTAAAAGGAGTCCTCTTTGCGATACAATGTAACTTTTTGGTACCCGGGGGGCTAGCGGTTGCTTATGGCGTAAACATATCAAACCGGACATGTTTAAATTTTTCTTCTTTTTCGACAGGTCCCGAGGAAAGCGGCCCTAAAAGATTTCTTTTTTATTTTAGTAATTGATAGTCGAGTGCGAGTGGTAGTGATAGTTGGTACCCGGCGGGAGGTGGGGGGTGCGTTGCACCGCCCATCGACAGAGGGGATCGACTATTAGTACGACTCGGAGTCGACCGAGGGTACAAAGTCGATACACTTTAGTGGATTGACTGCAGTAACCGACTAGTAGTCAACGACTTAGCGTCATTGACGCACTAGATTCGGAATCCAGTGACGGTTGAGGAGGTCAAGAGACGAGCGTGCGAGTCCCTTGATCCCTCAGAGTCTGGATGCAGAATATCGTGTGGCAGTGGCGATAAGTCAATGTGTTGACTCGGAGCAAAAAAAGGGACTAGGTCGCAAGACCTAGCCCCGGGTGACCAACTTGTTGGTTACTTTTTTGTGATAGTTGAAAGATTGGCGTAGCCATTTCTTTCAACGAATTCGGCGACGAAAGCGTCGCCTTTTTCTAGCCCGGCTTTTTCGAGCTTGTCGTCAAAGCAGCGGCTAGTTCTTTCTCCATTCTTCGTCTTGACGGAGATGGTGTGGGCGGGGAGACTGACACTTGTGTCAGTGTCTTTGACTATACCGTAGTGCATTTTATCATCGTTGAGGTCGTAGACCGCAAGGATTTTAGAAGTAACGGAGGTTTCGATCTTGGAGCTGTGAGCTGCACGATCTTCTTTGGATACGATGTATGATGTAGTCATATTGAGTATTTTTATTTATTAGTTAGATGAATCAGAGAAGAAGTTCTCATGATTCACCGCATGTAATAAGGAAAGATCTAACTAAGATTAGAGAGTAGGCCTCAATGATAGTAAGCTAGCGGCAGCAGTACTCGGTACAAAAAAAGCCCCGTCAGCAGCTGAGGCTGACGAGGCTGTGGGTTTTTAATCTAACTACTGAATAAAAGAGGTGTTGTTAAGATTGATTAGTAGCTAATACTGTGCGGCTGACGATGCGTGCTTCGTCTTTCCAAGTACCGCTGATTTCAGGATCGTTGTCTAAAGCATGGAAGGCTAGTTCTTCTGCTTCTTCTACATTGTTAGCGGTCACAGTGAATGTACGATAGGTAGTAGCAGACATTTCTATTTCGTATGATAGTGGTTTATGTAATTTATTTGCGACCATATCGTTACGAAAGTCTAAGTCTGCTTGTATGTAATTACCTGATTTGTCCCAATAAGCTAATTCAAGTACATCACCGCAGTCTGATTTGATGTTATGTTTATTGGTCCAGGTAAACCATTCAGCAATGTCGACTTTTGCGATGTTTAGTAGCCAGTCGCTAAGATCTGATTTGCCTGAGATTGTACCGTCTTGGTTTACATATAGTTCACCGTGAGAACTTATGAAGTGTATAGGTTGTGTTATATTCATGATTGTGAGAACGGTTGAGGGTCGATAACTTGTAATTGATCGTTTGTTTCGATCCATACATGCGCACCACATGATAGTGGTTTGAGTGGACTGTATGTTAAACGAACCGTGTCATTGATCATGACTTGATAGCCGTATGTATTACGGTTGTATTCTTTGATTGTGAATACAGGTTTGAGATCATCAATAGTTATTGATTTACCGGATTCGTTAGCTTGTTTTATGCGTTTGTTATTAGCTTTGATGTTATGCTGATTAACATGAATCTTTTTTGTATTTGTATTAGTTATGCAGTTCATATGGTGTGTGGTTTAGGATTCTTCTTCTTCTAGTGATATGTATTGATATTCATTGTTTGCTGTGAACCATAGTTGTATTGATTCTACTTTGAACGGTTCTGCGTTTTCTAATGCTGTAATATATAGTGTAGCAGTACCTCCGTGGTTTATATCTAGTAGATCATTTTTAGTTAGATCATAGTATCCATTTTCTTTATTTGG